AGGAAGTTTTACAGAAATCAAAAACAACTTGGAACGGTTCTTTCCTCGGTTCCGTACACGAATTAATCAAATAAGGTAGGTGAAATAAATGAGTAATGAATTATTAGAAAAAGCAGCAGCAGCTGGATCTACTGGTACTGGAACGTTCGCGTCCGTAACTGGTGGTACAGGAACACACCGTGCATCCGAAGCGGGTAACGGTGGCTTGCTAAACCCAGAACAATCAGCTAGATTTTTAGATTATATGTTCGACGCTACCGTAATTGGTAAGGTCGCCCGTACAGTCCGAATGAAATCAGATACAACAGAGATTGACCGCATGTCAGTAGGCGAAAAGCTTATGAAGCTTGCATCAGAAGGAGAAGATACTTCTGCAAATTCAGCAGTAACTTTCTCAAAGATCTCTCTATCAACAAAGAAGCTTCGTTTAGATTGGGAGCTTTCAACAGAATCTCTAGAAGATAACATCGAAGGTGCAGATCTTGAAGATCACATTGCACGTTTGATGGCAACACAGGCAGGTAACGATATTGAAGATGTAATTCTTAACGGAAATACAGCATTAACTTCAGACAATCTTTACAAGTCATTTGATGGTGCAGTTAAGAAGGCTAAGACCAATGGTCGCGTAGTCGATGCAGCAGGTGCGGGAATTTCCCGTGCTGTATTTAACTCAGCACTTAAGGCACTTCCACGTAAGTACAAGCAACGTCGTACAGACCTTCGCTTCCTATCAGGCTCAAACTTGATCCAGGATTACTTATACTCAAACTCACAGAATATCCAGAACGTTAACCCACAGGACATTGCCTCAGGCATTATCCGTGGAGATGTTCCAGTAGTCGGTGGACCAGCAGGTTATGTTGCTCCATACGCATTCGGTATTCCAATTGTTGAAGTTCCACTTCTAAAGGAGACACAGACTGGTGATTACGCATCACCATCAGGAGACCACGGAGATATCCACTTGACATTCCCAAATAACGTTGTTATTGGTGTTAAGCGTGATGTAACTGTATATCGTTTCTTCTGGCCAAAGAAGGACTCAATCGAATACACAATGTTTACTCGTGTTGGCGTTCAAATTGAACAAGCTGACGCATGGGTAGTCGTTAAGAACGTTAAGGTCGCTTCCTAATTAGGAAATAGGCTTGCAAGAAAGGCCCCCAATTAATTTTGGGGGCTTTTCATTTTAATTTAATAATGCTATAATTGCTTTACCTAGAAAAAGGAGTATATCCATGTCATTTGATACATTAAAAGTATCCGAATTAAAAAAGGTCGCTGAGGATTTCGGCGTTGAAACACAAGGACTAAAGAACAAGACAGACGTAATAGCAGCATTAACTGAAGAAGGCGTAACTTGGTCTGTATATCAAAAAACACTAAAAAGTATTGAAGATGTAAAAGACGAAGACAAGATTGAAGTCATTCCAAAGTTTGACCCAAACAAGGTTCAAAGCCCAGACACGGTTCTTGTTAGAATGACAAGAGCAAACTTTAGATATGATATTCAAGGTCACACATTTACAAAAGAGCACCCGTTTGTTGCTATGACATCAAGCCAAGCTCAAAGTATCTTTGACGTAGAAGACGATGAAGGATTTAGAGTAGCAACGCCAAAGGAAGCTCAAGACTTCTACAACTAAAGTAATACGAGGAGATATAAATGGAGATCTTAGTAGGAACCAACTCACCAATTTCACATCAAGTATTTTGGAAGGGTGAAGTTATAGACTCCGATGCTATTCCTTCTGTAAAGATTTATGACACAACAGAAGACCCAGCAATTTCTCCAGCTATTAACCCCTCTACCCTAATTACAACTTTGACGTCAGAAAAAGATGAAACAAATATTGGGCTATACAATGTATATCTTCCACTAAGCATTACAAACCGCAATAAGACTCTTAAACTTGTTTGGGAATATAATATAAGCGGATCTGCAGTTTCATCAACACACGACGTATTTGTTGTTACGCCTTATGCTAATTTTAGCCAGGCTTCGCTATATTTAGGAACAAGCACTGACCCATCAGACCCTATGTATAAATCGTTTAAAGATTTAAAAATGGCAGAAAGATATGCACGTAAAAAAATAGAGAATTATACGCTGCAAAACTTTTTTCTTTATGATGACATACATACTGTTTATGGATCGGGATCAGACGTCCTTCCTCTTCCAACAAAGATAAACGAACTTCATGAGCTTTATATAAATGATATTCTCTTGTATGATGGAATTAATAATATAAATAATTGGGGATATGACGTCCAGATTTCAGAAACTGGATACGGTATTAGAATTAATCGTGCAGGCATGATTGATAATACTGTTTACACTGCTAACGGCATGGTGCCACCATCAATTAATGATTACGGTAACGGCGGATTTGGCGACGGAGTTAAATACAAAGTTGCTGGAAGATTTGGCTGGAATAAAGTCCCAGATGAAGTAGAGCTAGCATGCATAGAATTAATGAAAGACTTTTTCTCTAATGATAAAGAATGGAGAAATAAATATATAAAATCAATTCAGACATTTGATTGGAAATTTGACTATAATGGTACTGCTTTTACTGGTACTGGCAACTCATATGCAGATCAACTATTGTCTGAATATATCATAACCAAATCGGTAATAATTTAATGAACGATTTAATTGGATCATTGCTATCAATGAAAGTAGACGTCTATAGACAAATAGACAAACAAGACCCAAACACTGGAGCAATTAAAAAAGAATGGATTTTTTTTAAAACAGTCAATTGCCATGCAAAGGGGGTTATCAGCAATTCAGCAACAGCCAGGGGCAGCGATAGTCAAACCTTTAGCAATAAATATAAGAACGAACAAATTGTCCAGATTAGAACATGGGATAGACTTACAACGAGAGAAAAAATTACCAACATCCGTGATTCAGAAAACAACGTTATTTGGAAAGAATTAAATTTCCCTTCAGACAGCCCAACAGTTTTTGAAGTAATTGGAACAACACCAATAACAGACCCATTTGGCAAAACAATGGGATTTAATTCATCTGTAATGAGATCGGAGAATCAGCAAATTGGACTCTAGTGCAATGTTAGTTCAAGCAGCGAGTGGCCTAGAAAGACTTGTAGTAGGCAACCGTGATAAAGCCGTATTTAAAGATAGTACAGTTGCACAAATATCCGCATATGTTTATTACGAAGCAAGTGTAATAGCTAAGCTGACAAAAAATAAAGCTTTCCAGCAAAGATTTACAAAGACAATATTTGATCAAATTCAAAAGGATTTCCCAGCATATATAGATGCACAGGCTAGAACAAAACCAAAATCTTTACACCACGTTTACGAGTGGAAAAAAACTGGACAGGCAACATCAAGACTTTTTAAATTAAATAAAGTATCACAAGATGGACTTTCATTTGCATTTGATTATGAATTTCTTCCTTCTAAAAATGCCGTGCCAACAAAGCTAAGAGGGCGCAAACACGTATTTGCAAATAAAGCTTCCGTGATGGAACGTGGAGAGGCCATACAAATAGCTCCTAGGTCAGCAGAGCGCTTAGTATTCGAGATAGATGGAATGACCGTGTTCATGCCAAAAGGGGCTTCAGTGACCGTTAAACGCCCAGGAGGGGTATCTGTAAAGAACTCCTTTGACTTACTTTATTCTAGATATTTTAGCGGTCAATTAATTAACGAAACAATTAAAAAATCGGGATTTCAAAAGCTATTTAATACATCAATGTCAAAAGCACTATCTGTGCCCAATAATATTAAAAGAGTTCAATATTCTTTTTCTAGCAATGCAATACGGTCTCAGGCAGATACCGCATTAACGCAAGCATTTGGAGGAGCACTATGACAACCGATTATAAATTAGATGCAACACTAGAAATTAGAAAGTATCTCTGGGATCAAATATTGACCATAGGCATACTTGAGGAAAATGATTATTATTCCGACAATGTAGGTGAGGCAATTGTCCCTATCATTCCAGTTCAGCAGTCTCCAGAACTTAATCAATTTTTAAGCGGCAAAAGCCATATTGTATATGATAAGATCGGAATGTCATACGAGGACAACTGGGCCATTTGCTGTGAGCAAGTTTTGTTTACTATCTACTCTACAGATGTTTCTGAGATCAATCAAATCAGAAATTTCATGACAGACCTATTTAGAAGAATGGACGGGTCAGCAAAAGACCTAAATTTATGGTCTGGGGTTTCAGACAAGTTTAAGTTCTACAGCATATTTATATCTGAAATATCTCCAACTGCACCTTCAGAAGAACTTCAAGGCTTTCTGTCAGCCGACGTAGTCCTTGAGATTAAATACTCACGTATATCTGATACCAATGGGCGGTTTATTTAGGGTTTGCCTTTGGGGGCATTATACACTAAAATTAGGTAAGAGGAACGGCCTAGCCAGCCAAAGTTTTATATTTACAATTTAATATTATTTTAAAAAACAGGAGGTACAACAATGGCATTTAATAATGCAAAGAACATTCTTGTTGGTGCATCACCACTATATGTATCAGTAAAGGATTCAACAGACACGTCATATGTAGAAAATATGTTAGACGTCGCTGGAATCACAGGAATTGCACTTGCTCCAAGAGTAGCAGCAACAACTACACTTGAGGCAGCATCAACAAAAGTACGTAACGTAGGTTACACAAATAACGGTCTTCAAATTACTTACAATCCAACATACGATTCAGTAACAGTAGATCAGCTTCTTGATACAGCAAAGCTATTTAAGTCTGCAATGGAAGTTATGATTGCAACAGAATTAGCAGAAGGAACACT